GAAATGAGTACAACTAAAGCATTTCGTGGGTTCATTCCTGTCCGCAAAAAAGGTAGTAACTATAACACTGAAGGTGTAGATGTACTGCCAATTACTTCTGGTGGACTCTGTAGCAATAACCTTTTTACTGGTGATCTGGTTGTTATGCCAGGTGCCAACCTTGCTACGATTCAACCTTTTATTGCTGCCACTCTCAAGCCTTCTGGCGTGTTTGCTGGTTGCCAGTATGTTGAAGATGGCGAACAAAAGTTTCGTCGGCATTGGACAGGTGGAACGTGCGTAACCGATTTGAAATTCCATGTTATCACTGATCCTGATCAGATTTATTACATCCAAGCTTCTCTCTCGCTTTCTGTTGGAGAACTGAATGTAGTGAAAAATTATAATGTTACTGTTAGCTCGACAGCAAGTTCTGGAGATACGACTACTGGTCAGTCCAGTTATTATCTCTTGGCAGCTACTGGCGCAGAAACAGAACTAGCTGCGCGAGTTGTAAAGCGAGCAGAACTTCCTAATGAGAAAGACAGTGATGCCTTTCCTATTGTTGAAGTTTGGCTAAACACTCACAGAGATCGGTACGTTACTGCTACCGCATCTTCAGCTTAATAAGGAAGGTGTATCATGGCTATTAATCGTTCAAGTATTGCTAAAGAACTCCTTCCAGGTCTTAATGCTGTTTTCGGTATTGAGTATGGCGATGTTAATAACGAGCATGAAGCTCTTTATGATATTGAAAACTCTGATCGAGCATTTGAGGAAGAAGTTCTATTTACTGGTTTTGGTACTGCTCCCACCAAGGGTGAGGGTGCTGCTGTAACCTATGATGACGCGCAAGAAAGTTATACTGCACGTTATACGAATGAAACTGTCGCTCTTGCCTTTGCGGTTACCGAAGAGGCTATGGAAGACAATCTCTATGACACGTTTGCAAAGCTACGTGCCAGAGGTCTTGCCAGAGCAATGGCTAACACGAAGCAAGTTAAAGCTGCTAATCTGTTCAACAATGGTTTCTCTGATACCATTGGTGATGGTGCTGCTTTCTTCTCAGCTTCGCATCCAACCATTAGTGCAGGTGTTCAGTCTAACTTGATTGCTGCCTCTGATCTTTCAGAAGCGACTCTCGAAACTGCCCTGACGAATGTTCAGAAAATTGAAGATGATCGTGGTATCCTGATTGGTGCCAGTTCAGTATCGCTTCATATCCCTGTAGATTCGTGGGCTATTGCAGATCGTGTCTTGGCAAGTCCAGGTTCGACGCAAGTTAGTGCTGCTGCTGCAAACCCAAATACGAATGCTATTAATGCAACTCGTCATATGGGTATGTTGCCTGATGGTTTCTATGTTAATCGGCGCTTTACCGATACGACTTCATGGTGGATCAAAACTGATGTTCCTAATGGAACGAAGATGTTTGTTCGCACCCCTCTTCAAACGAAGATGGAACCTGATTTCGACACAGGTAATCTTCGCTTCAAGGCGCGTGAGCGTTATGCTTTCGGTGTCTCTGATTGGCGTGGATGGTTCGGTTCGCAAGGATCGTAAGTATAAAGGTCAGGGAGGATTAAGGTTCTCCCTGACTTTACTTTAGGAGAGAAATATGGCAAACAATTATAATTCGCTTTTTCAAGCAGGTGCTGGAGTTATCTCCACAGCAGAAAAAACTCGAATCATTGCAGTACATGCTCATAGTACAGTTGCAGGTTCTTTTGATATCAAGGGAGCTACGTCAGGAGTTTTGAAGTTCTTTGTAGCTGCTAATGAAAGCGCAGATATTTATATTGGAGACATGGGAGTTCCCATGGTGGGAAGTGTAAGTGTATCAGTTCCTGCTGATGGCGCTGCATTGACATTGATTGTAGGCTAAGACTATGCCTAATTTTTCATTTTTAAAAAATGATTTAGTAAATACAACAGAGAATGATTCCACTGAGTTTGAGAATCAAATATCTTTCTTTGTAGAAAAGACAGAGAATAGATTGACAAATGATCTAGACGATTTTGGTCTAGATTTTTTTACGACTGTCTCTTGTTGTATTGGCAATCCTATTGTATCTCTTCCTGTTGATACAAAGATTGTTAGAAATGTAAATGTAATATCCAGTGCATCTTCAAACAGAACAAGTTTATTACAAAGAACTTATGAGTATGCCATAGACTACTGGCCTCATGCCAGTTCTTCTGTGGGTGATCCTCGTTATTACTCACGTAAAACAAACACAGCAATTTACATTGTACCTACTCCTGCATCAGCAGTTGATATAGAAGTACAATATGTTCGTAGACCATTAGGACTAGCCTCTGCCACAGGAACAAGTGTAACAACTTCTAACTATTTCAGTGAAGATTGTTATAATGCATTGTTCTATGGGTGTATGATTGAGGCTACCATGTATATGAAAAGTTGGAGTGATCTTCCAGTGTGGGAAGCTCAATATCAAAACGCTATTAATCAACTTAGAAATCAGGCTCGTCGTACCAGACAAGATGACATGGCACAAGCTGCAAGTCCTGCTGGTAGTCCTGATACTGTTATCATGGGTTCAACATAATGACTATCAGTAGAGGTAAGATTTCTAAACAGTTACAACCTAAACTAGGCACAGGCAAGAGATTTAAAAACTTAACCAAAAAACTAAAAAAGAAGGGTGCTAAAGACCCCAAAGCTCTTGCAGCTTATATAGGTAGAAAAAAATATGGAAAGAAAAAATTTCAAAAGTTATCATCTAAAGGAAGAAGGAGAGTATCATGAAAGACTTTGTATCAGGGGCAGCAGCACGTAAGCTCCCTAATCTTGATCCAGACTTGAATAAGATCGTAGGGCGTCCCACAGGACAGGGTTTTGGTGCAGCAAGAAAAGGACCAAGTGTGGTTGCCTCTTCTGACAAAGACCTCATGAAAGAGGAGGACTAGTCATGGCAACAACTAGAAAAAGACCATCAACAATAGCTCAAGCTAAAAAAGCCAAAAGTAAATTTTTTTATGGCAAAGGCAATAAAAAACTTGCTGCTGTGACTAAAGAAGATATGGAAAAAGCAGGATTTAAAAGTTTTGGCAGACAGTCTTTAAGAAAATATTTAGAGAACCAACAAAACAAACCAAAACAAACTGCTGCAAAAGTTGCGCCTAGACCTAGACCAAGACCTGCGCCTAAAGTTAGAGTACCTGCACCTACTCCTAGAGTACCTGCACCTACTCCTAGAGTACCTGCACCTGCTTCTAAAGCTAAAGAATCTGAACCTAAAGGTGATCTTAGCCCATCTAGTCAAGCTAGAAAAAAATCATTTCCTGAGTTAGCTACACCTACTCCTAAACGTAAAACACCTGCTTCTCTAAAAGCATCTTCAAATGCTGATCTTAGTGCGCCTGAAATTCCTAAATCTAAAACACCTCAAGACATTTTGGGAACAAGAGAACAAAGTCGTGCAAGACGTAAAGCTAGGCAAAAAGCTAAGACAGAAAAAGATACCTCTATGACGCCAGAGCAAAAACTTAAAGGTCAGATAGGTATCGGTGCTGCTGCCGCTGCTCTTATTGCTCCTGTTGCTTTACCTATTTTAATGAAAGTTGCAACTAAACATGGCCCTGCTTTTGCTAGGTCATTAGGAAATAAAATTAAAAATCTAACGTCAGGACAACAAAAGAATGTTGCACAAGCAGCTAATAAAGCTCCTACAAAAACAGCAGCACAGAAAGAAACTTCTGCAATTCTAAAAAGTGGTGGTAGAACACAAGGCTCAGGCAGACCTTTAGCAAAAGATCGCGTTGAACCTTATAAGGCAAAAGCAAGTAAACCCTTGACTAAAGGACAAAGCAGTGCTTCTCGTACAATGGACGCAGCTAGACAAAATCAACGTACAGAAATTGATGTTGGTTATACAGGAGGAGCTTTAAAACGAGGGGGTCAAATTAAAAAATATAATAAAGGTGGTAAAGTTGTAAAACGTAAAGAAGGTGGACAGGTCATGTCAGGTAATGATCTTGTTTCTTCTTTGTATAATTAAGGAGAATTAAAATGGGACTTAGACTAGTAAGACGTTACAATAATTTGCCTAAAGATCAAGATGAACTTAATATAAAGGATAAACCTAAAAAGAAAAAAATGAAGAAGATTAATAAGCGTGGTGGTGGAGACTTTAATATTGAAATGAAGATTCCTAAAGACATGGTTAATCAAGGTGTAATGTATGGTTACAAAAAAGGTGGTCAAGTTTAATGTCTGCTAATCCTAAACGTAGACGCACTGGTAAAGGTATGAAGGGTCATACCATTGGTGGAGGGCAGAAACGCCCTACTAAGTCTGGTGCAGGTATGACTGCTAAAGGTGTGGCTAAATATCGTAGAGAGAATCCTGGAAGTAAACTAAAGACCGCTGTAACTGAATCTAAACCTACTGGAAAGAGAGCAGCTAGACGTAAGAGCTACTGTGCCAGATCAGCAGGACAAATGAAGAAGTTTCCAAAAGCAGCTAAGAATCCTAATTCAAGACTTAGACAAGCACGTAAAAGATGGAAATGCTAAGATGGCAAAACTTTGTCCTAAAGGTAAAGCTGCTGCAAAGCGTAAGTTTGATGTATATCCATCAGCATATGCTAACATGTATGCATCTGCCGTATGTTCTGGTAAAATAAAACCAGGAGGAAAAAAGAAAGCTAAAGCTAAAAAAGGTGGTGGACTTAGAAAGTGGGTAGATGAGAAGTGGGTTGATATAGGAGCGCCTAAGAAAGATGGTAAGTATCAACCATGTGGACGTAAATCTACAAAAGGAAGTAAAAGAAAATATCCTAAATGTGTACCACTGGCTAAAGCTAAGAGTATGAGTTCATCTCAAAAAAGTTCAGCAGTTAAACGTAAACGATCAAAAGCTCAAGGCGTAGGTGGTAAACCTACTATGGTAAAAACTTTTGCTAAACGTGGTGGTCAAGTACTTGTAGCTTCTTGTTATGATTCTTAGGAGATTTTAATGATTGTAAAAAAATTAACTAAAAGACAAGAAGATACTTTAGCTAGGCATTCTAAACATCATACTAAAAAACATATGACATATATGAGAACTCGTATGTCACAAGGAGATACTTTTACTGCTGCACATAAAAAAGCTATGAAAAAAGTAGGTAGGTAATGGCAACTAGTGGTACATTTAATTTTAACCTTGATATAGATGAGGTTATACAAGAAGCAACAGAAATGATTGGGGGAGAAAATACCCTTGGTCATGAACCTGCTTCTGCTCGTCGTTCTATTAATCTGATGCTGACTGATTGGCAGAACAGAGGTGTTCTTCTATGGTCTACTGAAGTAACAGCAGTTACAGTAGCTGCCAGTGTTACTTCATATGCTTTGAGTAATTCTACTATTGATGCTCTAGAAGTAGTTGTAAATAGAGATGATACTGATATTCAATTAACCAGAATTTCTTTTGAAGAATATTTATTAATACCTAATAAAAAACAAACAGGTAGAGCCACTCAATATACTGTTAAAAGAGATAGAGATAATCCAACATTAAGCATCTGGCCTTTACCTGATAACAGTACAGATATATTAAAGATAGAACGCATAAGTCAGTTACAAGATGTGAATAAATCAGCAGGACAAAATGCTGATATGCCTAAAAGATTTCTTCCTCCTTTGACTTGTGGATTATCTTACTATATGGCAATGAAAA